CATGGGTGTTTCCGCCATCGTTGAGGTCCCGGTTCTCGAGGGCTTCAAGATGACCGAGGAGAGCAAGATCGTTGACGGCGTGATGGTGAATCTGCGTGACTACACCATCGGTACGGATCGCGGTGGTGAGCTGACCCAGTTCTCCGATTTCGACATCGACTACAACCAGCATAAGTACCTCATCGAGGCCCGCCTGTCCGGTGCATTGACCATGCCGAAGTCCGCCATTGTTCTGACCCACCCAAAAGCGTGAGCCCGTCGGGTCCGACGATCTTAGTCGAGCCTGTGGCGGGCACCGAGACCAAGTATGGTAAGAAGGTCTCCGATCTTCAGGATGATGTTGTCATCAACACCAATCGGAAGATCGATGGCACGCTCCATTACGTGACCGGATATACCGAATTCAATAGCTCCAAGCCAACCGAGCAGGAAGGTAATTACCTGGCGTTGGATTTCGCCGACAACTGGCTCGGCGATACCGATCCGACGACGTTCACGGTCGAGCTCAAGGGCGGGACCAAGGGACCGGTGACGTTGACGGATGGCGATGCCTTCTGCGTCTTCCGCGTGACCAATCCTAACACTCAGAGCATCGAGGTGGTATCCACCGATTCCACCGGAACGACCACGGTCAAGTATTCTCTGAAGGGTCTTACCTTGGAGCCCAAGAAGTGACGCGGCCATGGCGAGGTTCTGCGGAAAGATAGGATATTCCCGTCAACAGGTGGAGACCTCGCCTGGCGTCTACGAGGATCGGATCAATGAGCGGACATATTATGGTGATGTGACGAGGAACACCCGTCGTCTTGAGGGTTCCGACTTTGTCAACATGGATATTCTCGCGAACAACACGATCTCGATCCTTGCCGACGCGTATGCCTATGACCATTTCTTCGATATGAAGTACGTATGGTGGATGGGGACCCGCTGGATCATCACCAATGTCGAGGTCCAGCGGCCCCGTCTCATCCTTACCCTTGGAGGCGTATACAACGATGGGGACGAGGCTGCAACTCCATGATATTCTGGTGGGGATCATGACCGATACCGATCCATCCTATGCAACCGGTCATGTATATTTTCAACCCCCGTCGAATATCCAGATGAAGTATCCGTGTATTGTGTATGAACGGGACACCGGCGATACGCAATTCGCGGATAACAATCCGTATATTTTCAAACTCCGGTATCAGATCACCGTGATCGATAGAAATCCGGATAGTCCGATACCGGCGAAGATCGCCGAGCTTCCGATGTGCACGATGGATCGGCATTTCGTAAGCGGCAATCTTCACCACGACGTGTTCAACTGCTATTTTTAAGGAGCTAGAATGGTAGCACTTACTTGGGATAATACCGGCAAGCGCCAGTATGAGATGGGTACGGACCATGGCGTATTGTACCCGATGAAGACCGGTGGCACTTATGGCACCGGCGTGGCTT